GAGCAGAAATGCCTTCCAACTCAGACCTTATCAAATGGGCAGAGCAAGGAAGATTACACACAAAGTATACAAATGTAACTTCAGCAGCAGCAGCTGGTCAAGATACAGCTACTTTGACAATTGGAGACGTATTAGTACCAGGGTCTGGTTCTATCGCTATTCGTGTTGGACAAACAATTATGTTATCTGACAGTACAGCGCTCTCTACAAATAGTAATAAAGCAATTGTAACAGCAGTAGATACTGCAGCAGGTACAATTGATGTTGCTTATTACGAAGCAGGAGGACAAACAATGGCAGCAGCAGTTGTATGTTCATTATTCATTTATGGTTCAGAATTTCAAAAAGGTTCTATCGGAATGCAAGGTCAATTAGAGGCTGATGATTCAATCTTTGAAAATTCTCCAATTATCATTAAAGACCGCTACGCAGTAAGCGGTTCAGATATGGCTCAAATTGGATGGATTGAAGTAACTACAGAAAACGGTGCAACTGGATTCTTATGGTACATGAAGTCTGAGCACGAAACTCGTTTACGTTTTGAAGATTATCTTGAAACAGCAATGGTTGAAGCAGTACCAGCGGAAGCAGGTGGTGGAGCAGCTGCAATTGTAGAAGGTGTTGCTTCTGGTGTAGGTAATAAAGGTTCTGAAGGACTTTTCTATGTTGTTGAGCAAAGAGGAAATGTATGGGCAGGTGGAAACCCTAATGCTTTAGCAGATTTTGATGCAATCATTTCGCGTTTAGATAAGCAAGGTTCTATTGAAGAGAATGTAATTTTCTTAAATAGAGACTTTGGATTTGATATCGATGATATGTTAGCTGCTCAAAATTCTTACGGAGCAGGTGGAACTTCTTACGGTCTTTTTGACAATGATGAAGAAATGGCACTTAATTTAGGTTTTTCAGGTTTCCGTAGAGGTTACGACTTTTACAAAACTGATTGGAAATACCTAAACGATCCGACAATGCGCGGTGATATCGTTGGTGGAGCTATAAATGGAATATTAGTTCCTGCAGGCTCTACAACTGTATACGACCAAGTTCTTGGAAAGAACGCTAAGAGACCATTCTTGCATGTTCGATACAGAGCTTCAGAAACTGAAGACAGACGTTACAAAACTTGGATTACAGGTTCAGCTGGAGGAGCTGCTACATCGGATTTAGATGCGATGGAAGTAAACTTCTTATCAGAAAGAGCTCTATGTACTTTAGGTGCTAACAACTTCTTTATTTTCAATAACTAGAAGTAATTAATACTAAAAGGCTCAGCTTAATGTTGAGCCTTTTAATTATAAATCAAATTAAATTTAAATCAAATGACAACTTCAAAAAAACCTATTGCTGCAAAAAAAACTAAAACTGCAGTAAAACACAAAAAAAAATCTTTTGTAAACAAGGCTTACAAATTAACTAAAAATCAGGCTCCATTAAGTTACTCTATACCATCTAGAAACACTAAAAGAAAATCTCTTTTATGGTTTGATGAAGAAACAGGAGTAAATAGAGCTTTACGATATTCTAGAAATCAAAAAAGTATATTTGAAGATGAACAAGATAAAAATGTAATCTTAGAACCGATTGTGTTTGAAGATGGATTATTATTTGTTCCAAAAGAAAATCAAATACTACAAAAATTCTTAGCACATCACCCAGGTTTGGGGCATATGTTTGTAGAGGTTGACAAAGAAAAAGATGCTAGTTCTGATGTAGATTATTTAGATTTAGCTCTAGATGCTCAAATGTCAGCAAAAGAATTAGATATTGAAATGCTAGAAACTGTTGCAAGAGTTGTAATAGGTTTAAGAGTAGATAATTTAACTTCTTCTGAATTAAAAAGAGATGTTAGATTATTTGCAAAACAATATCCTAATGATTTTATGGAGGCTTTAAATGATCCTTTATTGCGTCTTCAAAACAAATGTGCTAAATTTTTTAGTCAAAATCTTTTGATTCTTAAAAACAAAAAAGATGTTTACTACAATATAGCTGGTAATAAAAATAAATTATTGACAGTTCCTTATGGAGAAGACCCATTATTTATATTAGCTTCGTTTCTTCAAAGTGACGAAGGGTTGGAGGTTTTAAGGATATTAGATTCAAAGTTAGATTAATAGCAAACTACTAACTATTTCCAAGAAGGGGCTTTGATTATTCAAGCCTCTTTTTTTTTGTATATTTGTGAAAAGGATTATCAATGGCATCTATTATAAATACAGTAAGAGCTACTGTTCTTTCAATTGCAAATAAAAACAACTATGGATATATAACTCCTAGTGACTTTAATTTATACGCAAAACAAGCTCAGTTAGATATATTTGAAGATTATTTTTATCAATATAACAATTGGATTGTAAAGCAAAATGCTAGAGTTTCAGGAAGTGGATATGCTGATATTGTAAAAGGCTTGGTGGAAGTTGTTGATAGTTTTTCTGCAACAAGTCTGTTTACTCCTGTTTTAAATCAATTTGATTTACCAGATGATTATTATTTAGTTAATAAAATATTTTTTATTCCTGACAACACAGAGATGGAAAGAGTTAGTCAAAGCAAAATACTTTCATTAAATGCTTCTAAATTAACAGCTCCATCTGAAATGTTTCCCGCGTATACACTTGAAGGAAATACAGTTACTTTATATCCCGATTCTACCAAAAGTTTACAGTTACAATATATTAGATACCCAAAAGACCCTAATTGGACTTATGTTTCATTAAACCAAGGAGAACCTGTTTTTGACCAATCAGCATCTGATTATCAAGATTTTGAATTACCATTATCTGATCAAGTTAATTTAGTAAACAAAATACTTCAATATGCAGGTATGTCAATAAGAGAGATACCATTAGTTCAATTCGGTCAAGCAGAAGAAAAAATAGAAAACACGCAACAAGGATAAGGCATGGCATATTTAACACAGTATCAATATTACGAAAATGACGGAAATAATCCTGAAAATGCTAATTGGGGTTCATATCAATATGTAACATTAAAAGACATAGTAAATAACTTTGAGTTAATGTATGTTGGAAATGATAAACTAATAAATAATGTTGAAAGGTATAATATTTTATTTCATGCAAAAAGAGCAATACAAGAATTGAATTATGATTCTTTAAAAGAAATTAAAATTTTAGAATTAGCAATTGATGACTCTTTAAGATTTATTTTACCAAGTGATTATGTGAATTGGGTTAGAATTTCAATGTATAAAAATGGAACATTATTTCCTTTGACTGAAAACATTCAAACAAATTGGAGCGATGCATACCTTCAAGACAATAATTATAAAATATTATTTGATCAAGATGGAAATGTTTTAAAGCCTGAGTTTTCCACGGTAGATATTGATAGAATTACAGGAAGCAATAGAACAATATATTTAAATGCTGAAAGCCCTTATAATGGACAAGAAGGGTATTTTTATAATGGAATATGGTATTTTGAATACCCTATAGGAGGCAGATATGGTTTAAATACTGAAACAGCAAATCAAAACCCTACGTTTAAAATAAATAAAAAATCAGGAGTAATTAATTTTAGTTCGGATACGGCAGGAGAATTAATTGTTTTAGAATATGTTTCAGATGGAATGGAAGGCGGTGTAAATGCGGATATAAGTGTAAATAAATTATTTGAAGAGTTTATTTATGCTTACATAAAACATGTAATACTTTCAAGCAAATTTGGTGTACAAGAGTACATTATAAATAGAACTAAAAAAGAAAAATCAGCTCTTTTAAGAAATGCAAAAATAAGATTAAGCAATATACATCCAGGGAGATTATTAATGAACCTAAGAGGTCAAAACAAGTGGATAAAATAATATGGCTAAAATTCAAAAGAACTTTATAAAAGGTCGAATGAATAAATCCGTTGATGAACGTTTAGTTCCTCAAGGAGAATACATAGACGCTTTAAATGTTAGGTTAGGTTCTACTGAAGGAACTGAAATAGGAGCAGTAGAAAACTCTAAAGGAAATAGTCTTTTAGTTGAAGTTAAATATTTAAATCTTCCTTTAACATCTAATGCAAGGTGCATTGGCGCATATGAGGACGGAGCTAATGAAACTATCTATTGGTTTGTTCATGATCAAAATAACATATTGTCTCCAACAGGCAAGGTGGACATGATTATTTCATTTAATATTCAAAATTCTATTTTATTTTACCACGTTATATCTACTTCTGTATTAAATTTTAGTAAGGATTTTTTAATTAATGGAATAGATTTAATTGGAGATTTATTGTTTTTTACAGACAATTTAAATCCTCCTAGAAAAATAAATATAAATAGAAATTACTTAGAGCCTGTTTCTGGAATAGACCAAATAACAGAACAAGATATAGGTTTAATAGTGGCACCTCCCTTAAATGCTCCTGTATTAGAACAAATTCAAATTGCGGGTGAAGAAAATTATATGGATGACTTGTTTTTAAGTTTTGCATATAGATGGCAATATGAAGATGGAGAGTATTCTGCTATATCACCATTTACAAGAGTATCGTTTACTCCGGGCCCATTTCA